TTATGGAACTCGATAGCCATTTCAGCCCCTTTTCGTGTTTTATGAATACTCAAAGTGTAAGATGCTGATTCGTGAATCATTGGATTATAAAGTGCCTGATAGAGTATCATTGCTCGTTCTCCTTCCAATAGTTAAAGAGTTCATCAGTGCCCTTAAAATATTGCTGTGTCATCGGCGATTCAAAATACATCCATTCGTTAGTGTCGGGATAGTATTGACAATTTTCGCCCGTCCACAATAGAAACTCCTTCGGGTAGTAATGTTCGCTGATGAGGGCGGTATATTCGGATACAACATGATCAACATATTCCTGGTATCCAAATTTGTGTTTCTCCGCTATCTCTCTGAGTTTATCTGTGTTGCTCATGCTATTCACAATACGAAATATGACAATGAGGACATCCCGTAATTAACTCCGTAGATGCTCTTTCAAATGAGTGTCCAGATTTATACCCATTACCGTGATTTATTTCAGCATAGATGTTGTAATTACAGTTGTAACACCTACCGTCCATAGGGGCAAAATGGGGATAATCCTTTTCTTTGCAAAGAGCCGTCTGCGCTTCACATGATTTCTTTACGTCAAATGTTCTTGTTTGTGTTTTCATTATCTCTGCTTTTAAGGTATTCATCAACTGCCTCTTCACGTTTCGTTATATGGCTAATGCCCCAATATGTGTTACTGAGAAATTTATCATAAGTCATCAGCTCCTCCCTCAGCCGTTCCTCCACCATCTTATCGGCTATCTTCTGGGCGTGGAGGGTGGCAAACTTACCGAGCCATTGTTTAAGCGGTTCACCTGAACCAACCCCGTTATGGAACATCCACCACTCCCGCTTACCCTCAACAGTCAAGGGGCGTATTTCATAACTATGGTCAGTCACTGAATTGTCAGGCTCGCCCAAGCTTTCAACAAGGGATGCAAGTATCTCCTCCGCACCCTCGGCTGTCGGCTGTAATGGTTTCTGTGAAATATTACCTAACTCACCATAGCCTGACCATTGTACTTTTTTCGCACCCTCGGCGGGAGGGAGGGCGTCAAGGGCCAGTATGTCATTCACGGCCTGCTGAAGCTCGTAATTATTCCGTCTGTGGTAATCCTGCAATATCATGCGAAGTTTTACCTCTTTCTGTTCTCTTGTCATCTCTTCAGCGGCTTTCATTTCTCTCTCTCGTTTCATCAATCATCTCTAATACTACCGCAACGCAGATTATTCCCAGTGCAATAACAAAACCGACTCCCGCCTCTTTTGTCTGGCCGTAAAGAAACATTGTTCCGCAATACTGCCCTGCTCCCCATAAAAGGATAAACAACGGCCAGCGGTAACGACGTAAAAGTGATTTCTCTTTCATGATATTATGTTTTAGTCTATCAAAGTTACATTATTAAATTTCAGAATAACAATGATATTAGTCATGTTTATAGACTTTTTCATGAATTTTATGGATAACATCTTTATGTAAATATGTTTTCTCTAATCCATGTGCGGCATTATGGCACTTGCGACACAAGGCAATCAGATTTGAGATAACGTCCTTTCCCTTGCCCCGCCCGTCAATATGATGAATATCAACTGCCCGTTGCCCACATACCTCGCAAAGGATAACATCCTGTTCCCCGTATCCAAAGTAATCCATATAAATCCGCACGTGTCTGGTCATGCCATTATCCCTTTCAGTAAATCATAAATCTGCTCGACTAACTGCCATTTTGAACCGCATCGCATCTCACGGACAACACATTCAGTATCCGGAGCAGCAACTCAGACCCACTCTTTGTCGCCAAAATAAAGATGACCTTTCAATTGAATATATCTCAGTCTTTCAGATAGTGGTCGCATTTTAGAACATTCTTTTTTGTTCAACTTTTACAAATCTCTTTTCCGCAAGCCTGACGTTCTGGATTGCCTGCTTGAAGTAACTGTCCTTTAATTCAATTCCTATCGCTTTGCGTCCCATTGAAACGGGGCTATAAACCTCAGACCCAACACCCATAAAGGGCGTTAAAACTGTTTCATCAGGATTTGAATAAAGATACACCAGCCGATCGATAACGTCCAACTGCAAGGGGTGTACGTGCTTTTCGTCGTCATCCTCTTTACTGTCTTTAAATGGCAGTACATTATCAATTCGTATATCATCCCACACGGACGAAGCATATCTTTGCCACGTCAAATGAGATAATTTATTTTCGCGAGGATCACCGGTAAATCCGATCCACTTATGCCGGAAGTCAACATAATTGCCATAGGTCTCTTTATGTGCCTCTAAAAATGGAGTTGAGCCAAAATACTCATAATCATTCAGGCCGTTAGGATGAACTACCGGAACGGTGTTTTCGCCACGCTTCTTAAATATCAGAACATAGTCAGGCATGGCGGTAAAACATTTTGTCGCATCCTCAACTATAAACTTGTGCATCAGGGATTGAACCATTGTTCTCATGCGAACCTTTAATGGCTCCTTCCATATCGTTATCCGGTTGTGATATTCAAATCCATGTTTTTCGTGAATCCGTATAACTTCACCCGGAAAGTCCCATAGCCTTCCGGTATTATCGTGAATATCCTCGACGTGAACAGCATTGATACGGCCCGGTTTTGTTGCCCGTGCGAGTTCGGAAATTAGAAACTCATACTGTTGAATGAACTGGTCACGGCTTTCGCAGTTTGAAAAGTCCCTGTGATCTGAACTGTAATTATAAAGTCCGGCAAACGGTGGGGAATATATCACAAGGTCCACAGAACTTTCAGGAAGTGTCGGAACTACATCCATGCAGTCACCGCAATAGATAGCATAACTGTCTGTTACTAATTGATCTTTTACCATGTTAAATGAATTTAGGAAGGTTAATTGTTTTGTTAAACTCTCTCGCGTCTATTTTAAAATCCTTATTGGTCTGTTGTGTCAGCTTCTCAAACATCTTTATAGCCTTGTCTTTTTTATGGATCAGACTTTGCATAATCCGTTCCTGACCGTCGGATAAAATAAGGTCAACGGTAACGGGCCGTGTCTGTCCAAACCTCCAAAACCGACGAATGGCCTGATAGTATTGTTCATAGCTGTAAGTCGGGAAATAGGTTGTATGATTACAGTGCTGCCAGTTCAGCCCAAAGGCCGTAATGCTTGTTTTCGTGACCAGTTTTTTTATATTTCCGGCAGAGAAATTGAGAAGAATATCCTCCTTTTTATCAATATCCATATTACCCCGGACCTCAACAGCAGTGGGGTCCAGTCTCATTAACTCGTCAGCTTCATCATTAAGATTACACCAATAAACAGATGTGTCATGATGATTAGCCTTTTCGACTGCCATTTCACAACGCTGTCTGATTGTGGCTTTCGCTTCTTGTTTGATCTCATGAAATCCCACAGCTGGCATAGCAAAGAGTTTTGTTTGCCCGTCAATGGTCAGCGGGTTTTCATTTCTCAGTATGGTTTCAACCTCATGCAGGGCCGGAAGTATAAAACGATCATCCGCAAATCCTATGTCTGAAGGTTTCTTTGCAGATATGGACCACGATGCAACCCACTGCCAAAAATCATTCTCTGCATGGGGCTTCAAGTACCACTCAACTCCCAGGTGTGCCGGGTCTATTGAATTGTTCCGGTTACGGAAAAACTTTGAAAGCATATCAATATAGCCCATATACCCCAATGCCTCAGAGCTTGTGCCAAGTTCAATATAATCGTTTGGCGACGGAGTTGCAGTAAACAAATATCGGTAGTTTACTTTTCTCAAAAAGGTATTTATTTGGTTTTTAATTGCTCCGTCAAAGTTTTTAAGGATTGAACTTTCATCCAATATTACACAATCAAAGTCCGATGAATTAAGATAATGAAGTCTCTCATAATTGATTAAAACAATCTTACCCTTATATTTTCCGTCCCTTGTGTGGCACACGTCTGGGATCCCAAACTTATCGGCCTCCTTTAAATGCTGTGCTGCAACAGCAAGCGGAGTAATTATTAGTACCGGCTTATTTGTTGCCATTACGTAATTAGTTGCAACAACCAATTCAATGATGGTTTTACCCAACCCAGTGTCAAGAAACACCGCACCCCGGCCCTTTCTTATTGCATAGTCGGCAACGTGCTTCTGAAAGTCAAACATTGTATCAGGCAGAAACTTTGCTTTAATTCCGTAATCAATAGAACTATGTTGCTTTTGCTTTAAAAATTCCGAATATTCCATGATGTCAGTTCTGCGTTGATTGTTCAATTTCTCTGCGTTTATTTATCTCTCTCAAATACTTAGCCCTGATTTTGTCGGCCTCTGCACTATCCGGCCGTGTGACCAGGGTTTCAATCTCCATCATCAGGATTAAGTTCTTTGCCAACTGCCGTGCCATGCGACGACTTAGGCGGGGTTTAGATTCTTTCATAGTTTTATTTTTATGATGTGTTTCATATCCTTTGAAAAGTTTAGCGTAAATGAAGGCCATCCATATTCTTCAGCAATAAGTATTTTGAAAGCATCAATTTGCTTGTGTGTCAGTTCAATTAATTTATCCGATTCCATATCGTGTCGAACCCAATTTTTAAGATTGTGATATTCTTGTTGTGTTAAAACGGGCATGATTCTTTGCTTTCAATAAATAAATCAGGATTAGCTATTGTTCTTTTTTGTGCATCCTCCAATGGATTAGCACGAAGGCTCAACATATTGCTCTCATAATAACGCATTGTTGCCGGATCAAATTGTAGCTTCACCTCACCAGGCGTCCCACACTGACGTTGTTTCTTTATCTTATGACTGTAAAATATTACATCTCTATTCTCAGGAGCAGACCGATGATAAGGTCTGAAGGTGCAAATAACGTTATCGCATTTATTAGCCCACATTGCACCCCCCGCAAGATCATACACATCCGGAACCTCAAAGTCGCCATTGTTGTTTCGCTTCACCGTGCCTTTCGGGTGTGCCACAATGAACATAAACAGCTTATGTCTTTGTGCAAATCGTTTTTGTTGACTCAGGAATGAACTGAGATATAAATCTTCACGTCCTCCGGTTTTTCGGATATCGTTGTCAAGTTGGTTATATGGATCAATCACAC